CAACAGCCAAGTCCATAAGTTTAACAGTACCAACTGCTGAAGGGTGAGATACAAGACCTTCATAGTTTGTCAGGTTAACAGACTGAGGTGTTGAACCACCTGCTGTTGCTGAACCTGCATCTACGTCTGAAGTTCCTACATCATCTTTCACAAAATGAGCCATAGGTACTAATTCAATACCTGCTATTTTTGTTACTTTACCTTCTGCGATTGAGCCTCTACCACTAAAGTCTACGTTAATAGCATTAGTTGCATTAGCTAACTTGTAGTACATTTCAGGGTCTAAGAAACATTTTCTACCTTCTGAAGGAACGTAGTTGTTATCTAAGTTTTTAGCACAGTCAAATAATGCTGTGATAAACCCATTAGCACTTGTAGCCGCAGTCGCATTTGCGATGTCGGTATTTGTCACAGTTGAACCTGCCCCATATCCTGAATCAGATACGTTAGCCGCCGCTTGTGACGCTAAACCAATAGTTTGTAAAACGTGTTTGTCTTTAACGAAAGCTAAAGCTCTGCCAATCTCAGCAGAGTACGCACTTCTTACGTCCCAATGGTTTTTTGCTTCCTCAATGTTTGATAAAAACACTGAAGATGTTAAAAGGTCATTAATTGTAATAACCTTTTCGTTGTGGTTTACATCAGAACCAGTAATTTCTGCTCCTGCTGTATGATAAGCCGCCGCAATTCTGCCCATAACTGGGAAGGTTGCGCTCTTACCACTAGAAATGGAACGAACCATCTCTTGTCCGCCTGTTTTTGAAGCTCTGTCAAAAGAAGTAAGAACTTCTCCCGCAAAAACTTTTAAAAACAATGCGTCTTCTGCTCCTGAGGCGTTTACACGTCCTACAGAAACGGGTGTTGCATTTGCCATAATATATTCTCCTTTGAATTTATGGTTTGTTAATAAAAGCCTCGTACTTTCAGCTTCTTATACTAAATTGTCTTCCCGCAGGAAGGTTAAGATAATATACTTACTTACTTGGCAGTTGCCACCTATAAAGGTTGCACAACTATGTTATATTAAGATTGCTACCTGTATCATAATTACTCATTCCTGAAGTATTATTTAATTTAGCAATTTTCTTATCAGGTGAAGAGGTAGTAGTTTGTGTTACATTACCAACAGTTCTTTTCTTTGTTTTTTTAACTACTGGTTTTCCACTTTTAATCATTGTTTGACTACTTTTACTACCTATGCACATAATTATTTTTTCTTTTTCTTATTTTTTTTCTTCTTGTTTTTCTTTTTATTTTTTTTCTTTTTCATATTATATCTTACTATTAGCTAGTTTATTTTTAACTTCAGCTTGATAAGCAGGGTCTTTCGCATATCTAGGGTCAGACATAGCTTGTGTTACCTGAGCCCAAGATGCAAAACCTTGTTCACCACTTGGAGATGCTTTACCTTCTACTAATTTAGGTTCACTTCCAGTTGATTGTGCATATCTTGCTTTAAGACCTACTACAGCTAACTTAACAGCTTCTAAATCTTTGCTGTTTACTGCTGTATTGTAAGCCTGTTTTTCAGTTTCAGATAAATTATTACTAGCCCACTCAGACATACTATCATATGCCTCAGCTCCGCCAACCATATTTTTAACTGATGCTGATTGTTGGTCAGCTATTGCTTGTTGTCCTGCAATAAATCTGTCCACATACTCTTTTGGTATTCCTGCTTTTTCTAATGATTTATAAGAACCATCAGCAAGTTTACCATCTTTAGCAAACTCTTCAGAAAGAGTTTCCATATTTAAACCTGCACTATCTACTGCTTTTGTAGCAATATCTAAATCAGATTTAGGTTGTTCTTCTTGTTTTACTTCAGCCTTTGAAACTGGGTCTACTGATTCCTTAGTAGGTTGAGATTGCTCACCAAGTTTTTTCTCTAACTCTGAATACGATTTGACTAATTCATCAACTGAGTTGAATTTTTCAGGCAAACCTTCAGGTTTACTTTGTGTAGGCTTATTCTCTTCCACTGGTTTTTCAGCAGTAGTTTCAGCACTTTGTACTTCTACTTTATCTACCATTTATATTTTCCTTTTATTATTGTGGTTGTGGCTTAGTCATATTACTCGCCACAGGAGCTACAGCTTTCTCCGCCATCTGCATCATCTGTTGTTGTTGCATCTGTTCTTGCTGTGCTTGTTGTTCAGCCGCCATTTGTTCTTGAGTTTTAATTAAACCTTCCATCTCTATTCCTAAACTTGTAGCGATACGTTTAATTAAATCATCAGGATTTAACGATTGAACTACTTGTGGATTCATCTGAGCTAGATTACCTAACTCAGCCACAAATTCTCTTAATTTTTGTAAATCATTTCCTCTACCTAATGCTTCAATACCTGTAATAATTGTAGGCTTAACTGAATTTTTAGGTAATGGTGGAATTTCTTTTGATTCTTGCATACGTTTCATTAGTATTTTAACTAATGGAAGTTGAAACTCTTGTGATAATAATGAATATACTCCACCCATAGCTGTTTCTAATTGCTCAGCCATATATCTAATCTCTTGAGCTGTTACTCTTTCAGCATCTCTTTGAATTGCTGTATGTAATAAGAAAGCATAAGACATTCTTTCTTCTAATTTTGCTATACTTCTTTCTACTACTTGTAAATCATATTGTTTCTGTGCTTGTAATACAGATACATCTTCTTCTGAACCAGTGATAATATCACCATTTCTAGTTAAAGCTAAATCTCTTTTCTTAGTTACAGAATTAGGTCTTACCATAAATACTACTTTAGAAGAAGCCGCCGCACTTTCAACAAGTGCCTGAGACAATCCTTCTAATGATTTAAGGTCTCCTAAAAATTCTTCTACATAACCTCTTCCATAATCTTCGCCGTCAATTCTAACCATTCTTAAAGCTGAGTAAGGAAGTTGGTCTTGAGGATATGTACCGATTGAATCAGGAAGTTTAATTCCATTTACTTCTTGACAGATATAAAATTTTCCATCTTCTAATTTATAGATATGTGTATATAATTCTACATCTTCATCTTTTTTATAATCAGCATCTTGAACTACTATGTTTCTAACTTCTGAATCTAAACTTAAAGGACTAATACTTTCTTTAATAACTATTTCTAATATGTTTCCTGACGCATCTCTATTACATACATAATGAGTAATAGGAAATACTCTCATCGTTCCTTTTTTAGGAAGATAAGTTAATACATTTCCTGATACTATTAAATGTTTAAGAGCTTCAAATACACTAACTCTTAAAGCTAACTCTTCAATCTTTTTAGAAACTTCTCTTTCAATATTTGCTAGAGATTTTTCTATTTCAGATTTCATCTCTTTATTTTGGTCAAGTTCTTCTTTTGTTTTTCCGCTAACTGCTAGTCTAAAAAATGGGGAATTTGGTGGGAGTAATAAAAGAAGTAACTTAGAGGCTAAGTTGTTTACACCTCTAGCTCCTACCGATTGGAAGGGATTGTATATTTTTGCGGAATGATTGTGTCCGTCTGTTGGTATTAAAGAAGATATTGTAAGTTCACTACACTCTTGAGCTCTATCAACGAACATTTCTCTCTTATCTTTTAATTTTAAATATCGTTCTTTTGCTGTAGGGTTTACCTGTAGCATTGTTTCGTTGCTCTTTTTAGTTGCCATTTATATCCTTTATGCTGAGTAAGATACGCCTGAACTTGAACCAGTCGTATTAATTCCTAAGCCAGTTTGTAAAGCTGATGTGCCTGATTTAGAAGCTATTTTCTTTTTCTTCTTAATATCTTTATCTGCTGTTACTAACTCTATCGGCTTCTCCACAACTTCTTCCATTCTTGAAACAACCTGAGCAGGTGCTCTTTGAATTGGAGCGGCTTGTTGTTTTGGTGCTGACATACACATAGTTATTTAGTCCTCTCTTTAAGTGTGTTTATGAATCGTACTACGTCCCTTTGACCTGCTTTAAAATAGATAGTCTTAGTATCATCTTTTAAATTAGGTGACTTCTCAGGGTATACATTATTCAAAAGTTTTACCAAATCTTCTGATTTGATAGGTAAAACTAAATCTTCTTCATTATTTTTTGCCATATAATTCTTCTAAAACGGGCACTTTAGTTCCAAAGTTTACCCGTGATTGTTCCTTTGTTGTATTCTGTCGCTCTATTCTCAAAGAAATTAGCGTGTTCTACACCATTTAATACCCAGTCTAACCACCCTAAAGGGTTATCTTTAACTTTATAATTAGGTTTTAATGATAGCTGTAGTAATCTTCTATCCGCTATATATCTTATATATTTCTTAACTTCATCAGAACTTAGTCCTCTAATACCACCCATATTAAAAGCTAAATCTATGAATTTATCTTCAAGCTCAACCATATCTCTTGCTGTTTGATAGATACTTGCTTTAAATTTTTCTGTCCAAATATTCGGGTTTTCTTTTACTAATGTTTTAAATAATTTTATCATACTTTCAACGTGGTGTGTCTCATCTCTAATAGACCAAGTAACTATCTGACACATACCTTTCATTCTACCATATCTTTGAAAGTTAAGTAGCATAACAAATGAGGCAAACAGTTGTAGCCCTTCTCCAAATGCAGAGAAACAAGCGATGTCTCTAGCTAAACCTTGAAGACCTTTTCCTTTATCTTTAAATAAATATTCGTGTTTATCTGACATCTCTTTGTATTCTTGAAATGCTTTAAAGTCTAACAATTCAGGCTCACCTAAAGTATCATTAAGTAAAGCGTAAGCGTGAGCGTGATTAGCTTCAGAACTAGCAAAAGCAGACAACATCATTCTAACTTCAGGTGGTTTAAACTTAGGAATATAATTATCTAAGTATGCTTTAGCTATATCTACATCACCTTGAGTAAAAAATTTTAATATTTGATTAATTAAATTCTTCTCTTCTTTAGTAAGTCTTTCATTCCAATCTCTTATATCTTCGTGTAAGGGTACTTCACTAGGAAGCCAGTGCATTTTTTGCATAGTATCATATGATTCAAACGCCCAGTCATAATCAAATGGTTTATAGTGTATTCTTTCTTTAAATAAACTCATCGTGTTAATAATTCAATCCCTTCTATAATAACTATTGCACCTAATTCTAAGGCTAAAATTGTGTGGTATACAGTCCACAATACTGTTTGCTTATCTTTATTGACATAGATAACTTTTTTCTTGTCATCATATTCTACTTGAATAACATCAGGTTTCTTTCCGTCCATTATGCCTCACACGCTAAACAATCTGCTTCAGGTATGATTGTTCTTTCTATTTTTTTAGAAACTAATTCAGCTCTTTTGATTGCTTCTGAACGACAATAGTATAAAGTTTTTAATTTTCTTTTCCAAGCTAACATATGTATATCGTGTAGTTCTTTTATATCTACATCAGCAGGAACAAATACATTAAGACTTTGTGCTTGACAAATAAACTTCTGTCTATCTGCGGCGTGTTCTATAACCCATTGTTGATTAATTTCTATAGCTGTTTTAAATATATCTTTTTCATAATCAGTTAATTCTTTTAAATGTAATACTGAGCCTCTATTAGATACAATACTTGACCATACTTCTTCAGTATTAATACCTTTCTTTTCTAAAAGTTTTTCTAAAAATTTA